ATTTAGAGGATCAATTTTCATTAGAACACCTTCTGTTCAAAGAAAGAACATGCAGAACATGCGGACAGAAGAAAGTTTTAATTGAAGATTTTTACCTCGTAAGGAAACAAAAGAAAGGATTGCCGTCAGCATATTCTTATGAATGTAAAGACTGTACCGTGAAAAGAGTTACTAACTCTAGAAAAAATAAGATTACTGGTGCTGACTGGTCATATCCAGACTGGTAGTATGTTCATGCATTGTTTCCCCACCTGAAGCATCCAAAATAATAAATAAGTTTAGACAATTTTGGGTACTTTTTCAGGAGAAAAACATGGCAAGTCAAATCTCGCCTGGTGTAGTCATTAAGGAACGCGACCTTACCGCAGGAACCGTTGTAAACTCTTCAGCAGTTTCTGCTGCGATTGTTACAACTTTCCAGAAAGGTCCAGTTAATGAAGTCACCACGATCTCTTCACAGAGAGAACTATTAGAAACATTCGGCACCCCTGGTGACTCCAATGCAGACGATTTCTTCGTAGCATCTGAGTTCCTAAACTACGGTGGTCGCCTCGCAGTTGTTCGTGCAAAGACTGGCGCAGTCAATGCAGGTGCAGCAGCAATTATCGAAAACCAGACAGATTACGCTTCCAGAATTAAGGGTAGCAATCCTTCATGGAAATTCGCAGCGAAAACTGCAGGTACACATGGTAACGCACTAGACGTTATCGTTGCTGACCGTGGCGCTGATCAATACGTCAGACTAGCATCTGTTCCTGCTGGAATGGTCGCTGGTACTAACCTAACATTCTCAGGTGGTAAGACTGCAGAAGTTCTTTCCTGGGACGGCACTAACACTGCTGCAATCATCCTTGATGATCCAACAACTCTTCTGACTACATCCGACACACTCGACACTCCTGATACTGGTGTAGCAGCTCTACTTGCTATTGCAGGTGCTGGTACTGGTTATCGCTCTGCTTCTGCTCTACCAACTACAGGTGGTAATGGTTCTGGTCTAACTGTAGACATCACCGTTTCTACTGGTACAGTTAACGCACTTGGTGCTATCACTGCTGGTGGTTCTGGTTATGCTGCAACAGGAACTGGAGTAGCAACAACCTCTACTGGTGCTGGTACTGGATTGACCGTTGACTTCACTGCTACCGCTGGTGTTGTTGATAGCGTTACAATCAATGCTGCTGGTGATGCTGCATACGCAGAAGGCGATGTAATCACGATCACAGGTGCTGGTGCTAACGCAACCTTCACCATTGATTCTGGTATGGTTACTGGTCCAATCACCGCTGCTGTATCTAACGTAGGTGGTACACTTTACGAAGCAAACGATACAGTCACTGTTACTCAATCTGGTGGAGCAGCTGGTACTCTAACTGTTTCCACAGTTCAGGATACTTCGATTGCTATCCAAGATGCATACGACTGGTGGACAAACACCAACACCGATGGAACCGAAGGAATTCCTGGTGACGGTCTAACCCGTCTATCTGCTATCGGTCCTCGTCCTGGTACTTCTGCATTCGCTGCAGACAGAGGCGTCAAGTATGACGAACTACACATCGCTGTTGTAGACAGAGATGGATCTCTATCTGGTAGCAAAGGAAGCATCGTCGAGAGACTAACCTATCTTTCCAAACTAAGCGATGGTAAGACTGGTGAAGGTGGTGCAGCATACTACGTAGATCAACTAGAACTCATTTCTGAGTATGTCTACGCTGGTTCTGCTGTAACACAGGCACACGCTCCTTCTACTACTCAAGCAGGTTCTGCATGGGGTTCTGCATCTGCTAGCGGAATGTGGATGAAGGTTAGTGGCGTAGTTGCTACTACTCTAACAGGTGGTACTGACGATTACAACTACACTAACGGAGAGTTTGAGTCTGGACTAGACCTATTCGCTGATAAAGAAACCACATCGATCGACTTCATCCTAATGGGTGGTGGCGTTCCTGGTGGAACTGAAGCAAACGCTAAGACTAAGGCAGCATACTGTGCAACAGTCGCTGGTCTAAGAAAGGATTGCGTTGCTTTCCTATCACCTTACAAAGAGAATCAGGTTTCTGGTACTGTAACCCTATCGAGAGCACAGCAGAAGCAAAACACAATCAACTTCTTCTCGAATCTTGGTTCTAGCTCTTACACAATGCTAGACAGTGGTTTCAAGTATTTCTATGACCGCTTCAACGATAAGTACCGCTACATTCCTTGCAACGGAGACGTTGCTGGTCTGTGTGTCTCTACTTCCGCAACCCTAGACGATTGGTTCTCCCCCGCTGGTATGAACAGAGGTGGACTACGTAATGCAATTAAACTTGCATTCAATCCAACTGGTGCAGATAGAGACGAACTTTATCAAGCAAGAATCAATCCTATTGTTTCTTTCCCTGGTCAAGGTATCACACTATTCGGTGATAAGACTGCATTGTCTTCACCTTCTGCTTTCGACAGAATTAACGTTCGTCGTCTCTTCATCAACATCGAGAAGAGAGCAGAAGCACTCGCTAAGGGTGTACTCTTCGAGCAAAATGATGAGACCACAAGACTTGGTTTCACCAACGCGCTTTCTTCCTACCTCACCGAGGTTCAGGCAAGAAGAGGTATCACTGATTACCTAGTTGTTTGTGATGAGACAAACAACACCGCATCTGTAATTGATAGAAACGAGTTTGTTGCTGAAGTATTTGTAAAACCAACCCGCTCGATCAATTACATCACCCTGTCCTTTGTTGCTACTAGATCTGGAGTTTCCTTCAGTGAAGTAGTTGGACGCGCTTGATACAACTACGATTCAATTAACCACGGAAAGAGGAAAAAACAATGGCTATTAACTCAAACGTAAATGAGTTTCTGCAGAGAATCAAGCAAGGCGTTAAGCCTAACATGTTCCTGGTCAACTTCGAGTTCCCAGGAACACTCGCCAAGGGTGGTACAGACGTTGATCTGACTAACATCCTTTGCAAATCTGCAGCACTCCCAGCATCCAACTTGGGTGTTATCGAAGTTCCTTTCAGAGGAAGAACTGTAAAGATTGCAGGTGATCGTACATTCGATACCTGGACTGCAACATTCGTCAACGATGAAGACATGAGAATTCGTGCCTTCATGGAACAGTGGGCAGCGCAAATCAATACACATGCTGGTAACAGAGCACCACTATTCACACCTGAAACTGATGGTACTGGTTACATGGCTCACCTGCTGGTTAAGCAGCTAGAGAAAGACGGAACTGATAACGGCAGCGTCATCAGAGAGTACAAACTCTGGCATTGCTTCCCAACCAACATTTCTCAGATCGATCTTGCTTATGATAGCAATGATCAGGTCTCTGAATTCACGGTTGAATTCCAGTTGTCCTATTGGACTTCTGAAACTGGTGGAGCAGCAGCATCTAACCCACCATCGATCTCGGTAGAAGACTAATTTCTGAAGTCCTAAATAGAATAGTTGAGACAGTGTACAATACACGATGAGTCAATTATTCGGATTTCAAATTAATCGTAAGGATAAGGGCAGGGGGCAATCCCCTGTCCCTCCTAATGCTGAGGACGGAGTAAACGTCGCAGCTGGCGGTTACTTTGGAACGTATGTAGAAACGGATGCTCAAGCAAGAAATGAGTATGACCTTATCAAGAGATATAGAGATATGTCTCTACATCCAGAGTGTGACTCTGCGATTGATGATATTGTTAACGAGTTTGTTGTTAGTGACTCCAATGATACATGTGTTCAAATTGATCTAACCAATTTAGCGGTTGGAGCTTCAGTTAAGAAGCGCATTAGAGAAGAGTTTGAGTACATCAAACGTCTTCTCAATTTTGATATGAAGGCACATGAACTTATCCGTAACTGGTATGTTGATGGTAGAACATATTACCATAAGGTAATCGACCTCAATGATCCTAAGAAGGGTATTTTAGAACTTCGTTATATTGATCCTCTAAAAATTAGAAGGGTCAGACAAAAGATCAAAAAAGTAGAAGACCCTATTGCTATTCGCGGTACTGCGCTAGAGCATGAGTGGGGAGACTACGTTGATTACTACGTATACAATCCAAAAGGTTACGGTAGACAATCTTCGATGATTGGAACAGGTGACTTCTCCAGTAACCAGGGGATTAAAATTGCTTTTGATGCAATCACATATGTTCATTCTGGTTTGCAGGATATGAACAAAAGGATGCATCTAAGTTTCCTACACAAAGGAATCAAAGCACTCAATCAACTAAGAATGATTGAAGATGCTCTGGTTATCTACAGATTGTCTCGTGCTCCTGAACGTAGGATTTTCTATATTGATGTTGGTAACCTGCCTAAAGTCAAGGCAGAACAATACCTTCGTGACGTTATGAATCGCTATCGTAACAAGCTAGTTTACGATGCTGCTACTGGCGAGATTCGTGACGACAAAAAACACATGAGTATGCTAGA